AGAAAAAAGGCAGAAGATAATTAATGGCTGAGTGGCGAGGAATGAAGGTTAAGCTAAATAGCCCTAGTGCTATTAGGAAAGGCGAACCAGGATATGGTCGTAAATCCAAAAAAGTTTTTGTTATGTCCAATGGGAAAGTAAAGAAGGTAATGTTTGGTGATCCGAATATGGCTGTTCGTAAAAGCAATCCTAAAGCAAGAGCTTCATTCCGTGCCAGACATAAATGTTCTACTGCTAAAGATAAAACTACTGCTCGTTACTGGGCGTGTAGGGATTGGTAAGGAGATAGTATGCCAAAAAAAACTAGATATTCTGCAAAGCAGAAAAAGATTGCAAAGTTAGCAGTACCAAGAAATAAATTGACTGCTGCTGATTTTAAAAAACTTAGGAAGATGAAATGAAAATTAAAGGCGTAGATGTTTCAAGTCTAACTAAAAGACAACAACAGACTATGAAAAAACATTCTGTTCATCATACTAAAAAACATTTACAGTATATGACTAACTCTATGAAAAGAGGTACATCATTTAGTAAAGCACATAAGAATGCACAAAAGAAAGTAGGAAAATAATGGCTGCTAAAAAAGGTTTATATCATAATATAAATAAAAGGAAAAAAGCTGGAACAAGTAGATCAAAAAAGAAATCTACTATTAGCCCTAAAGCATATAAAGAAATGCAAAAAGGTTTTCCTAACAGCAAAAAGAACAAAGCCAAACGTAAAAGAAAAAAATAGTGGCTGAAAGAAAAACTTGTGCCAACAGAGGGTGCGAGAAAAAATTTACAGCACAGACTAATAAAAAATTATATTGTTCTGATCAATGTAATAAAAAAGCATATTACAAAAGAAACAAAAAGAAAAAACAAGAACAATTTACATCACAGATGACAGCTAGTCGTGGTGAGTATTACCAAGATTATGTAGATAACTTTGCAGCAGAAGTAGAAGAAAAACTTATAGCTAAAAAAGATGTTGCAGAGATTTATGGTGTAAACAATTCTTTAATTACAAAAATGCACGAAGCATATTTGCTAGATAAAGAAAACTTAGAAAAAAAGAAAGACTGGACAACACCTAAAGAAGCAGTCAAAGCATTAGCTAAATTTGAAGATTTTAGAAATAGATATTTCCAAACAGAAACAGGCGATCAATACGAAACAGCAGACTTTCATCAAAAATGGATTGCTAGTATTTTAAAAGCTATTGATGAGGGTGGCGAACAAATGATACTTAGTCCACCACGACACGGCAAAACAGATTTGCTTACACACTTTGCTGTATGGCAGATATGTAAAAATCCTAATGTAAGAATTATGTGGGTAGGTGGTAACGAAGAAATAGCAAAGAATGCTGTAGGTGCTGTAGTAGATCATTTAGAACATAACGAAAAACTTATACAAGATTTTTGTGGACCAGGGGAAACATTTAAACCAAAAAACAGAAGTGGTAAATCTTGGACATCAGGACAGTTTACTATTGCTACTAGAACAGTTACAGGTATAAAATCACCTACTATGGTTGCTGTAGGTAAAGGTGGTAAGATACTTTCTCGTGACTGTGACTTAATTATTGCAGATGACATTGAAGATCACGGCACAACAATACAACCTAGTGCTAGAGAGCAAACTAGACAATGGTGGACAACTACTTTGTCATCTCGTAAAGAGGAACACACAGCTATTGTTGTTATAGGGTCAAGACAGCACCCAGAAGATTTATATAATTTTTTACTAGAAAACCCACAAATGGACAAGATAGTAGAAGAAGCACATAACACAGAATGTGTATTACCAGAAAACGATATAGAGTTACATACAGATTGTATGTTATGGGCAAGTAAAAGAAGTTACAAATGGTTGCAGTCCAGATTACAAGCAGCAGAAACAACAGGTGGTAAAGCAATATTTGAAATGGTATATCTTAACAAAGCATTTGCAGAAGGTATAGCTATGTTTGATGTAGAAGAAGTAGATTTGTGTAGAGATGTAAACAGAACAGTAGGACACATACCTGCTGGTTGTCATTTAGTTGCAGGACTTGACCCAGCTTCTACAGGTTATCAAGCTGCTTTTTTGTGGGCTATAAATACTGAAACAGGAAAAATGTATATGGTAGATATAGAGAACGAACAAGGTGGTGGCATTATACAGGCAAAAGAAACTATAAAAAGATGGTACGAAAAATATAATCTTGCACATTGGGTTATAGAGGAAAATGGTTTTCAGAGAGCTATACGACAAGATAAAGATTTAAAAGAGTATTGTGCAAGAATGGGTATTTATTTAGAAGGGCATCAGACACAAAAAAACAAATTTGATCCTATCTTTGGCGTTGGAAGTATGAGAGAATTGTTTAAGGAAGAACTAATAAGTTTGCCTTATGGTAGTGCAGAAAGTGAAACTAAGAGTAATATATATCGTAGGCAACTAATTTATTTTTCTACAGGTGCTAGTAAGCAATCTGGTAGAAATAATAAGTCAGATGTTGTTATGGCTAGTTGGTTTCCTATGAGAGTAATTAGGAGATTACAAAAAGAAAGACTAGCTGAAGTAGGATTAGATTATGAACCAAGTTTTGGAGAGTGGGATTTAAGCGATATGAACGAAAGCCCTTGGGGTTAAAGTGACACCAGAAGAAATACAATATCAGATAACACAGTTGCACTATGACAATCAAAGTGCATACTCTACAAGAGGTCGTATTCGTGCAATTATGAATGGTGGACCTGATGGTTTACTTGCATTACTTGGAGATCAGATAAAAGGTTTTCAAGATTTCCAAATACCAGTACCTAACTTAATGATGTCAGGACTAGAGCATTTATCACAAAAAATAGGTCGTATTCCTAACTTAAAGGTAGATGTACCTAACAATAAAGATTCTGACAGAGCTAGAGCTAAAGCAGATAAAATAGCTCGTATTGTAACTTCGTATGATGACACACAAAAACTAGATTTACAAATGCCACAAGTAGGTAGATGGCTACCTGGTTATGGTTTTGCTGTATGGGTTATTAGAGAAAAGAAAGGACCTGATGGTACGCCATATCCTTGTGCAGAACTTCGTGACCCTTACAACTGTTTCCCTGGTTACTTTGGTGCAGACCAACAACCAAAAGAAATGGCTATTGTTCGTAGAGTTCCTAAAGAATCACTTGCACAAGTTTATCCTAAGTATGCAGAAAAGATTATGGCTAAAGATGGCTATGAAACTAATGCACTAGGTATAGGTAATGCCTATGCTTCTGCTTACACAGATTCTTACAATGGTTCTTGGGCTAACTCAAATGGCGAAGGTGACTTAGTAGCAGAGTATTATAACGAAGAGGGTACATACATTTTTCATATGACCTCTGGAACTATTCTTGACTTTATACCTAACCCACTAGATAGTGGTCCTGCTTTTGTTGTAGCAAAGAAATTTGCATTTGACAGATTACAAGGACAATATGACCAAATTATAGGACTTATGGCTTCTATGGCAAAAATAAATGTTATGTCAATAATAGCTATGGAAGATGCAGTATTTACAGAAACAAACATATCTGGTGAGATAGAATCAGGACAATATCGTAAAGGTAGATTTGCTGTAAACTATCTAGCTCCAGGTACACAAGTCAGTAAACCTGCATCAAATGTACCTTATCAAATCTTTCAACAAATAGACAGAATAGAACGACAACTACGAGTTGGTGGTTCTTATCCTGTATCTGATGATTCACAAAGCCCACTTAGCTTTGCAACAGGTAGAGGATTAGAAGAATTAGGTGCAAGTATGTCACTAATGATTAGAGAATATCATACAGTTATGGCTGATGCTATAGAGATGATTGATGCTAAGAGATTAGAGTGGGATCAGAAAATGTATGGTGGTCAAGCTAAAGACTTGTCTGGTTATTACAACAATCAGTTCTTTAGCGAGAAGTATGACCCAGCAAAAGATATACAAGGTGCATACAAGACACGCAGAGTTTATGGTGCTATGGCTGGATATGATGAGCCACAAAAAATAGTAACAGGGCTGCAATTATTACAGGCAGGTATCATAGACACACAAACACTACAAGAAAACCTTGATGGATTAGATAACCTTACAACTGTAAACAGTAGAATTACAAAAGAAAAAGCAGAAAAAGTTTTATTTGATTCTTTACTAGCACAGGCACAACAAGGCGATCCTAAAGCAACTATGGCTGTTATACAGATAA